CTTTGAATGTTGCAGATAGTGAAGTAAAAAAAAAATAACTTGGTGTGATATATACGACCAAGCTATATCTGAAATAGGGTTAAAACCTGATGAATTTGAGGATATGACTTGGTCTAACTACCAAAGAGTTGTAATACATCACTACAAACGAGAAGCAAGTGAATGGGATAGAACAAGGGTTTTAGCATCATTGATTTTAAACACTAATGTAGGTAAAGCCCATCAAAAAACACCAATGCAGTTGATGCCTTTATGGATAGACAAATTTGGCAGAAAACGTAAGCAGATAACGGAAGCAGATAGGGATAGAATACTAGAAGCAATTAAAAGAAATGAAGGAAGAACTAATAGTAGCGTTATCGGCTGATATAAAAGACCTAAAGGCTAACCTAGAGAAAGCAAATAACTCTATTAAGGGGTTTTCTGATAATGCAGGAGGTAATGTTAAGAAGTCTGCTAATGACTTTAATCAATTAGGAGGTGCTGCGAGTAAGTTAGGTGGGATGATTGCAGGGGCATTTGCCATTGGTGGGATGATTTCCTTTAGCAAATCAGTAATAGACACTACTGCACAATTCCAAAAGTTTGAAGCCGTATTAAGTAATACATTAGGTAGCAATTCAGCAGCCCAAATGGCTATGGATTCTATTGTAGAGTTCGCAAGTAAAACACCTTTTCAGGTTGATGAATTAACTGGAGCGTTTGTTAAGTTAGCAAATCAAGGGTTTAAACCTACGATGGCAGAAATGAAATCTTTAGGAGATTTAGCAGCATCTACTGGAAAATCATTCGACCAATTAGCAGAGGGCATATTAGATGCTCAAACTGGAGAATACGAGCGTTTAAAAGAGTTCGGTATTAAGGCAAAGGATATGGGCGATAAAGTCCAATTCACTTTTAAAGGAGTAAAGACAGAGGTTGAAAAGAGTTCAGAAGCTATAAAGGGTTATATCGTTTCATTAGGTAATGCCAATGGTGTTACTGGTGCGATGGATAAAATCAGTAAAACATTAGGAGGTCAAATATCTAACTTATCGGATAATTGGACAACGTTAATGAAAAATTTAGGGGATAGTAATACGGGAGTAATGAGTAAAACCGTAGATTACTTAAACCAAATGTTAGGAGCGATAAACAAGATAGGCAAAGCCGATAATATAACATCGAAGTTAGGAATAGACCAAAGGGGTAAGAGTTGGACTGAAGTACCATTTGCAGAAATGATAAACCTTATTGGAGGTGTTACGGTTGGGCAAGCAGAAAACTTAAAACTTGCTGATACTTATGATGCTTTAGGTAAAAAGATTCAGGAAGCTAGTACATCTTCAGTTAAATTACAGAATTTACTTGTAACCTTTAAACAACAAAGAGATGGATTAGATAAGGCAAACCCTGAATGGAAAATCTATAATGAAAGGTTAAAAGATGCAGGAGAAGCCCTAAATGCTTTAAATATTGAACGAGCTAAAGTAAAAGATGCAAAAGGTAGTGCTATTGTAGTTAATACTAATTCATTAGAGTTTGCGACAAAAGAAGTAAAGCGACTTAATGATGAGTTATTTAAAACTAATCTAGGTACTTCTAAATATGCAAAATTAGATGAAGAATTAACAAGAGCATTAGATAAATTAAAAGAATTAGAGCATCAAGCATTAGTTTCTAGGATTGGTAAAGATATTACACAAGGTCCAACAATGGATGAGCAATTTGCAAGGTCTATGGATGTAGATTTATCATCATTGCAACCTGCCGTAAAAGAAGTAAACGACTTACAAGCAGGTTTTAACCTTGTAATGAATCAGTCTAAAGAATTAGAGGTTATTGGGGGTGTTATGTTTACCCCAATGCAAGATGGCATTAAGGAAACGATGGTGCAAACTAATGAATTAGCAATAGAATTAAATAATCTAGCAATTAATACTGCAGAAATGTTTGCAAGTGGTTTAGGGGATGCGTTTGCTCAATCAATTATAGAGGGCGAAAACTTTAGACAATCAATGGACAAAGTGTTTAAAGATTTAGGTAAAATGATTATTGCACAAATAGTTAAGATGTTAGCTTTAAAGGCTTTAATGGCTTTAATAGGAGGTCCAGTAGGAGCAGTAGGGAGTACTGCAATTAGTGGTGCAAATATCGGTGCTAATGCAGGTGGTATTGGCTCGTTTTTAAGTGGTATTTTTGGCAATAGAGTATCTACTGGAGTGAGTGGTGGATATAATAGTGGAGGTTCGGTAGAGTTTGAAATTCGAGGAGATAAATTGTATGGGGTGTTACAAAATTATTCAAGCCGTTTAGATAGATTAGTATAATGGTATATAACGATAAATACTTTTTAGAATTTGATACTTTAAAAACTGCTGATAGTGCTATCAAGTATTACAGAGTATTATTTTCTAAATTAGAAGAAACTGCACAAACATATACTTTGGTAGAGATGCAAGGCTCTAATGCTCCATTTGTATTAACGTATAGGAGTGCAGAGAATAATGCTTTTAGCCCTATTAAAACAAGTGCAGCAGAGATAAACGTATTCTATCCGTTAAATCCAAGTACAGACCTACCAAGCCCTGATACATTCTTTAGTGCGAGTTCGGATTATGAATGGAGGGTGCAATTATACGAGATAATAGATAACGGAGCGACAAGTACATTAAAGTGGCAAGGCTATATAGTAGATTCAGATATTCAATACGAGTGGCAAGATATTTTTTATTATCGCTTAACTGCGACCGATAATCTATCGGTACTAAAAGATAAAAAATATACTGCAGATGATGCGTTTAGATGCCCAACATACGACCCTACAACTGGGATACTAGTAAAGGATTATATTATTGAGTTAGTGAATTTTGCAGGTAATCTTATTAATTATAAGATGGCTTGGAATATGAACAACGATAGTACTGCAGTTAAATTAGCAGATATTTACACTTCAAAGTATAACGGAGTAGATTGGGCTACATACCAACCTAAAAACGTACACGATATATTAAAGAACTTATTAGATAGTATAGGAGCAATTTTATACCTAGATAATAACGATTGCTCGTGGACGGTATTAAATGTTTCAGAGGTAGGAACTAGAACTGGTAATTTAGTACCATACGAGCTATACGACTATGCGACTACTTATATTTCAAGTGGGGATTTAGATTTAAACTCTAGTATTAATACGGGTGGAACAGATTTAGTATGGAGGGATACAAACCAAATAGTTACCTTAAATAAACCTTATGGCAAAGTACAATTCAAACACAAGTATATACCAAAAAACTTACTTGCTAACTATGGATTTGGGCAGGATTTAAGCCATACGGACTGGTACGATTATGGTACTTTTTTAAGTGCCGTAGAGGCTACTGCATATCAAAGAACTGGTATAAACTACGATAAGAATTTAGTAAAGATTACTAGTTCGGAATCAAACACTACATTACCATTAGATACAAGTAATTTCTTTTATCAAAATATAAATATTGAAGATAGTAAAGTAATAACAACTAATAGTAATGAAAGATGGGCTATTTATACTGAAATTGACACTTATTTAACTTCTCCAACAACTTCTGTAAATGAGGGGTTTAATTACCAATTAAAAATGGTTGATATCCCTAATTCTAGTACATACCAATTTGAGTTTTCAAATCAAGCAGATATAGATGCAGGAGGTAATTGGTATAAAAATAGGGATTCGTGGATTCCAGTATTTGCCAATAATTCAAACCCATATACAAGGGTAAAAACATTTACAAAATACATACCTATACAAAATAGTAACCCAACACTAGCAATGAATTTTTTAAAGTATAGATATGACCCATTAACAAGTAGTTCAGGAGCATACTATATTGATAATATAAGATTTAACATAACACCTTTATCATATAGAAGTGTTACAGAGTTAGGGTTTGTGGCTACTCTTTACTCTGATAGAGCAACATTAGAAAAAGAAACATACTTTAATGGAGGAGTAAATGAATCTGATTGGTATGTATTTGAGGGTGCATTAGGTCTAAAAGATGGAGTAACTAATACATTTTATTGTAATGCTTTATGGGATAGGCATTTTGATATACACGATGAAAGTTCATTTAACTACCTTAATGCAGTAGTAGCAAAATCTATTTTATCGTTTTATAGAGGGACATCACGAAGAATAACTGGTAACATATACGGAGAAGATATTTCATACCCTAAATACTTTGAGGTACAAGGCTCATCTAGTATAGGAATCTATGAAGATATATACAAGGCATTTGAAGCTAGAGTATTGGCAGATGGTGGAACGGTTGAAACTGCTCTATGTGGTTCGGACTTTTTAAGGGAGTTTTACGATGTACCTGCTAAATTTTTAATGGTAGAAGCTACATTCGACTATGCAAATAGCACAACGAGCGTAAACATTCACGAGGATTTAACTAATGAAATAGAAACAGATTTCGAGGCAGGGTTTGGAGGTTTCACTTTTGGTAACGGAATATTCCCTCAACAATTTGGTAGTACAACGAGTGGACAATTAGAAGTAACAACGGGCTAAAAAGATAATTTTGTAAAATGCTAAAAATATTAGTATTTTTGTGTAAATAAAGGAGTATGCAGTTTAAACAAGTATCACACGAAATAAAGGCTTTAGACGATGCAAAGGGTATCGTTGTAGCCTATGCAAGTGTTTACAATAACATAGATGCTGACAAAGAAAGAATCGTACAAGGTGCTTTCACAAAGACTATACAAGAGAATAAAAAGCGTATAAGAGTGCTGAAAGACCACGACCCTCGTATAGGGTTGGGAGTGCCTTTAGAAATTAATGGTAACGACACTTATGGACTTTTAACCACTACTCAATTTAACCTTAAAAAAGAGGTTAGTAGAGATATGTACGAGGATATTAAGTTATTCCTTGCTAATGGTTTAAATGCTGAATTATCAATCGGATTTCAAACGATTAAAAGCATTGAGGAGCAGATGGACGAAGAAAACGAAGTAGAAACGATTACAGAGGTTAAACTTTGGGAATATTCGTTTTTATCGAATTGGGCAGCGAATGACAAGGCAATCGTACAAGATGTAAAGAACAAAAAAGAAAGTGCTATGGATTTATTGGTAAAGATGTACAATTTACCTTATTCAGATAGCAGATTAAAAGCAATAGAATCATTACTATTATCACTTGAAGAAAATGAGCCGTTAGAAAATAACACTCCAATACTAGAGCCGATAAACGATTCAGAGCAAAAAGCAAATGAATTATTTAACTATTTATTATTAAAAGGAGTATTAAAAAATGGAAATTAAAGATGTAGTTGATGCAGTAGCATCACAAATCGAAACGAAGTCAGTAGAGTTCGATTCAAAAGTAAACGCAGTTAAGTCTGACGTTGAAACAAAATTACAAGAAAAATCAGTAGAGATTGAGAACTTAAAAGGTCAAATCACTAAAATCACTGAAAGAGCAGATGAGTTAGATACTCTTATCTCTAAAAAAGCAAATGATAAAGTACAAGCTAAATCATTTGGCGAAGCATTAGCAGATGCTGCTGATAACGAAATGGGTAACATCGAAAAGGCTTTGAAGTCGCAAGGTGGTTCACATACAATCCAATTAAAAGCAGTAGGTAATATGTTGCTTTCATCTTCATTAACTGGGGATTCAGTAGCAAGTTACTCACAAAGACAAGCAATTTTACCTGCACAAGCGTTGAACTTTAGAGATTTAGTTCCATCGGTATCTAGTGCAACTGGTACTTACGTTCAATATCGTGAAACTGGTTCAGAGGGTTCAATCGCTGCACAAACAGAGGGTTCTTCTAAATCACAAATTGACTACGATTTAACAGAGGTTAAGACCGTAAACGCATACATTGCAGGTTACGCAACTTACTCTAAGCAATTCGCTAAGTCGTTACCTTTTATGCAAGGTACATTGTCAAGAATGTTGTTAAGAGATTTCTTCAAAGCAGAAAATGCTTCTTTCTTCTCAACTGTTTCAGGTGCTGCAACTGGTGTTACAACCGTTACTGCAACTAACGATGTAGAGGAAATTGTACAATTAATTGCAAACACTAAAAACGCTAACTATAATGCATCATTCGCTTTAGTAAGCCCATCACAAATGGCACGATTAATTATCGCTACATTTGCTAAAGGTTACTACGCAGGTGCAGGTGCTATTATCTTAAATGGTGCAGGTGGTGTAACAATTTGGGGTACTCCAGTATTAGAAGCATCTTGGGTTACTGATGACAAAGTATTAATCATCGACAGAGATTTCATTGAAAGAGTTGAAGTTGAAGGATTAAATGTTACTTTCTCTTACGAGAACGGAACGAATTTTGTGCAAAATTTAGTCACAGCCAGAGTTGAGTGTTACGAAGCTATTAACTTAATGATGCCTGCTTCTGCAATTTACGCAGATATGGGAAATATCGCTTAGGTAACGTTGCATAATTAATTAAATATTTGTATATTTGAGCAGGGAATTTAAAATACTCCCTGCTTTTTTTATGATAGGAATATATAAAATTACAAGTCCGAGTAACAAGGTTTATATTGGTCAAACAACAAACTACGATAAGCGATATAGTGCTTATAAAAATTACAAGTGTAAAAGCCAACCAAAGCTATATAACTCACTTGAAAAATACGGATTTAGTAGTCATTCGATTGAGTTAATTAAAGAGTGTTTAATTGAAGAACTTAATTACTATGAGCGATATTACCAAGAGTACTACGATAGTGTCTTAAATGGGCTTAATTTACGTTATACAGCTACTACTGATAAGAGTGGGTATATGAGTGATGATAGCAAAGCTAAAATGAGTAAGGCTTGGGAAAATAGAGTTGCAGATTATGAACATTTAAAGCCTTATTATTTTACTAATGGGCAAAAACATTTAGCAGAAACAAAACAAAAAATATCTAATTCATTAAAAGGTAAAAAGAAAAGCCCCGAACATATTTCTAAATTATGGCAAAATCAAAAAGGTGCTAAAATGCCAAAGCGAAGCGAAGCAACAAAGCAATTACAGAGCATTAATAATGGCAAAAATAGAGCCGTTATCCAAATGGACTTACAAGGCAATTACATAACTGAATATAGGAGTGTAATGGAAGCGTGTAGGATATTGGGTATTAGTAGGAATATAAGTTCTTGTTGTTCGGGTAAACTTGCAAGTTCAGGAGGCTTTAAATGGAAATACAAGTAATACTAAAACTTTTAGCAAAAATTTGTATATTTGTATTATGAAAGTTATATCTAAAATGGACTTCATTCACGAGGGGGATAGGTTCAGAAGAGGGTTTGAATACGAAGTAAAATCAACACCTAAAATACTTGAATTTATTAAGGTAGGCTACTTGAAAGAGGTTGAAGAAGTGAAAGAGGTTATTGAGGTTAAGGAAGCTAAAGAAGTGGTAAAAACCAAAGAGTTTAAAGGCAATCGTAAAACCAAATGACAAAAACAGAAGCATATCAAAATTGTATGCAATTCCTAGCATTAACTAAAAAGAATGGTTGGGATGCAGGTACTTTGTATGCTTTAAAGCCAACGGATGCTTCAGGGGATTTTGTATGGACTAGGAGTTCAGCACAAAACAGAATTAACCAAGCAGGAGCGACTGAATTGATGGGGGTAAATGTTCCACGAGTGGACTATTCTAATACTTGCCCTGAATTGCTTATCGAAGATGGGGGAAGTTGGAAAGACATAGCGTATAACACTACAATAGCATACGGATTAAAAGGTACTATTTTTATTAGAGCAAGGATATTTGAATCAGCAAGTCCAAAGGTTGATACCTTATTTAGTTTGAATGATGAAAGTTTAGATGATTATATAGTGTGTTCTACTAATGCGAGTAGAGATATTTTTATAGAAACTATGGGTGGTGCAATAGATAGTAATGCTTATAATTTCAATTTGGCAAGTGATGGGATTTATTCAGTAGCGATTGGGTATGATTTTACGGGTGCTAATAATAATCTAAACATAGCAATTAATGGAGTATTAGAAAGAGCAAACGCTTCACAGACTAATAACCCACCTACTGCATTAAGTAGATTTGATTTAGGCAGTTTATTTGGAACTAATATAGCAGTAGATAACAGAATAATAGGAATGATGTATTTTGCAGACCAATTAAGCGATACAGATTTAACAGCATTAACGGTACAATAATGGAAGTAAAAATTATAACAGATATTTCAGTCGAACCAGTTACGGTAGCAGAGGCGAGGACTTATTTAAGAATAACCACTACTGCACAAGATACTTTAATAGGTGAATTAATAACCGATGCAAGGGAGCGATTAGAAAAGTTTACAAACCTTTCATTTGGAGCAAAGACTTTAAAATGTAGATGGGATGTATTGGATGGGTGGGCAGAAATTCCTTACCAACCTAATGCCGTTGTGAGTGCTTGTATAAACGATGCAGGGGATACATTAAGCTACGATACTAAAGGACTTGAATATAAGTACCTGTGGTGCGTTAACTCTACGGGAGTGACAATAACATATACGGCAGGATTTACAACACTTCCTAAAGCCTTAAAAGTGGCAATTTTAAAAGAGGTTGCAACAAGCTACGAGAACAGAGAAAACTTTTATATAGAAGGTACATTTAACGAGTTATCGAATGATGCTAAAAGAATGGCACAAAGTTATTCACGAAATA